GTTGGTAAGACCAAAGCAACTGCCGTTTACCATGAATGGCAGACCGACAGCCTAGCTGCTGCTACTACTGCTAACGCAGCGATTGAAGGTGCAGACGCTACTTCGGCTACTCTGGCTCCTACCGTTCGTCTTGGCAACTACACTCAGATTCTCCAAAAGACCGTTCAGGTTTCGGGTACTCTGGACACAGTAAACAAGGCAGGTCGTAAGTCGGAAAAGGCTTATCAGCTTGCTAAGGCATCGGCTGAGATCAAGCGCGATCTGGAAACCATCCTGCTGGCTAACCAAGGTCGTTCGGCTGGTACATCGACTACTGCTCGTAAGCTTGGTTCGCTGCTGTCATGGATCAAGACTAACTCGTCCGTTGGTTCGGGTGGTGCTGATCCTGCGACTATCGGTGTATCGACTCGTACTGACGGTACTCAGCGTACTTTCACCGAAGCTCTGCTGAAAACTGTTATTGCAGAGGTATTTGAATCGGGTGGTTCACCTAAGATTCTGATGGTTGGTTCGGCTGGTAAGCAGAAGGTTTCGTCGTTTGCTGGTATCGCTGCACAGCGTTACATGGCTCCGTCGAATACCCCTACTACCATCATTGGCGCGGCTGATGTCTATATGAGCGACTTCGGCACGATGCAGGTCATACCTCAAAGATTCATGAGAAATCGTGATGCTCTGGTACTTGATCCAGAATACGCTGCTCTGGCGTATCTGCGTCCGTTCCAGACTAACGATCTGGCTAAGACTGGTGACTCTGAGAATACTCAGTTGCTGGCTGAAGTCACTCTGGAAGTTAAGAACGAAGCAGCACATGGCATTATCGCTGACTTGGATATGTCGCTGTAATTAGTAGCAAATCCTCCTAGCCTACGGGCTAGGGGGAACTACGAAAGGATTTATGAGTAACCAGATACGGACTCAAACAGTATATGAGGACGGTGACGGCGGGATTGTCATCGAGACGAAGCAGGATGTTACCGAGATCATTGAGGCTAACAAGGCTCAGTTAGATTTCGATAAAGCTAGAACTGGACATCTAAACGAACTGCACCATGTAGCCAGAATACCCTTTACGGTGATTGATGTACTTAACCAGATGGGGATTATGAAGGGCTTCAGGGTGATTGATGACGTTGGATTTGCCAAGTGGCTGAATGATCCTGATAATGCTGTCTGGAAAACGTATAAGGGTACTATATGAGAGTTGGTGTTTGCGTTCCTGCAAGGGATGAAGTTCACACGGCATTTGCGTTTGACTTTGCGAAGATGGCTGCACATGATGCGTCTGTCCGATGCAAGGATGGTAAGGGTGGTTTAAGCCTTTATACGATGCCGGGAACGCTGATATTTGACCAGCGTGAGAAGTTGGCAGAGGTAGCGTTGAAAGAGGGTTGTGATGCGTTGTTCTTTGTGGACAGCGATATGCGGTTTCCTCCTGACATCATTGCTATTCTGCTGAGTCGTGAAGTGCCTATAGTTGGCGTTAATGCGACTACGAGAAGAAAGCCTGTAACACCTACGGCTAAGATGATGACGAAGTATATGGACGGTGATACGTTAGTCCATAAATGGGAGAACATCGATAGTCGTGGTAAAGAGGGTATTGAGGAAGTTACAGCGATTGGGTTTGGTGCTGTACTGATCCGCAAAGAGGTATTTGAAAAGACTGGCAGACCTTGGTTTGATGCTGGATGGGGTAAGAATGGAGTCTGTGGCGAGGATGTTTATTTCTGCGTCAAGGCTGCATCAGAGGGATTCCCGACCTACGTTGACCATGAGTTGTCTATGCACATTCGACACATAGGAACCTATGAGTACGGATGGAAAGATTTTGAGCAATTAGAGGAATGATATGCCGTTAGCCAGCTATTCGGACTTAAAGACTACGGTTGCTAACTATTTAGCCCGTAGTGATCTAACCGCAGTCATTCCTGACTTTATCCGACTAGCTGAGGAACGACTGAGACGAGATATTCGTACTCGGATGATGTTGACTGTTGCTACTACGTCAACTATTGGCGGTGATCCTACGGTTGGATTGCCGACTGACTTCTTAGAGATGCGTGACATACATCTAAACACTACTCCGGTGTTTACGTTGCGCTACAAGGCTCCTAACAGCTTCTACGAGACTGCCAGAACGACTGAGAGTGGCAGACCTGTGGACTACACGATTCTCGGCTTAGAGATGCAGGTAGCTCCTATTCCAGATACAGCCTATACGTTGCAAATGTTGTATTACTCCAAGCCTCCTTTGTTGAGTGACAGCGTTGCAAGTAACGTATTACTAGCGAACTATCCTGATGCGCTGTTGTATGCGTCACTAGGTGAAGCAGAGCCGTATCTGATGAATGATGCTCGTTTGCAAACATGGTCTGCTTTATACGACCGAGCGATCAATGCTATCAATGTGTCTGACCAGTCGAGTGAGTACAGCGGTCAGCCTATGTCTATGTCTTATAACGTGAGGTAAATCATGGCAGAGATGTCAAACTACCTAGAGAACGCGCTGATTAACGCGACTCTACGAAACACAGCTTATACGAGTCCTACGACGGTTTATGTTGGTCTTTACACTAGCGATCCGACTGACGCTGACACGGGTACAGAGGTCTCTGGTGGGTCTTATGCTCGTACTTCTGTGACGTTTGCCTCACCTAGTAACGGGGTTACGACTAACTCTAGTGCTGTTGAGTTCCCACAGGCAACAGGTACATGGGGTACGGTAGGCTGGATTGGTATTCTGGATGCTGCTACTAGCGGAAATCTGCTGTATCACACAGCCTTAGATACGTCGAAGGTGATTGAGACGGGTGATATTTTTAAGATTTCTACAGGGAATCTATCTGTGACTTTGGCTTAAGGAATAGATTATGTCCACTATCGTCACACGGGCAGGTAAAGGTAGTGCGCTAACTCATGCAGAGGTAGATGCCAACTTTGTAAACCTGAATAACGATAAGTTACAGTCAGGAAATACTGCTGCTGCACTAACGATTACGACTGCCACTATTAACGGTGGTGCGATTAACGCTACGACGATTGGTGCGAGTACAGCGACTACTGGTGCGTTTACTGTCCTGACAGCGAGTTCAGATTCCTCGTTTACGTCCACAGGGGCGTTGCAGATTAGCAAGGGTACGACTGGAGAACAGCCGGGGAGTCCTGCCACAGGCATGATTCGTTATAACACCACAACGAGTCAGTTTGAGGGTTATAGCGGTTCTTCTCCGGCTTGGAAGTCGATTGGTGGATCAGCCTTATCTAACGATACGAGTACCGCTAGCACCTTATATCCGGTCTTTGCAGGGGCTACGACGGGTACTGCTGAGAACTTATATACCTCGAACGCTAAGTTGCTCTACAAGCCTTCTACGGGGGAGTTAAGTGCATCTATTCCAAGGGCTTCGAACGGTATCTTTGTGAACACAGCGACGGTATCAACGAGTTACACGGTAGCAACAGGCGATAACGCGATGTCTGCGGGTGTTATTACGATTGCCAACGGTGTCACGGTAACGGTATCTGATGGCTCACGCTGGACGATCGTATGAAAATTAAGCAGAGAACACAGGCTGAGCTTGACCACCTCCGATCTTCTTGGAAGATTGGAGAGGATGGCGTTATTGTTTGGATTCGTAAGGCAAACGGTGGAAAGAATATAGGTGATCCAGTTGGTTTATCTACAAAACGATCTGGCCACCAAACCTGTAACTTATTTGTAAATGGCAAAGGCTACGGTTATGCAACAGGTCAAGTTGCTTGGTTTTTGCATCATGGTGAATGGCCTCAACAAGAGATTGACCATATTGATGGAGACCCGCAAAACAACCGGAAAGACAATTTGCGATATGCAACTAGATCGCAGCAATCTTTAAACAGGCGGTACGGTCATTGGGGTAGAAAAAATAAGGGTGTCTATAAACGACCTTACGGGGATAGATGGACTGCTCAAATATGGTTCAATGGCAAACACACTGGGCTAGGTACTTTTGGCACTGAGGAAGAAGCTGTTGAGGCAAGAAAGAAAGCTACGCTAGAACTGCATGGTGAGTTTGCAAACTTGCATTCTTACGCTTAAGGATAGAACATGGCAACGACGATAACAGCGGGTAATGCGACGAACGGTGCTGCGATTAGCAGCGACAACACCGGGATACTGGAACTGAAGTCTGGTACAGGGTCAGGTACGACTGCGGTCACGATTGGCACAGACCAGAGCGTGACGTTTGCTGCTGGCACGACAATTAACGGAATTACCGTAGGCCGTGGCGCAGGAAACGTAGCTACCAACACTGCGGTGGGTGCGAGTGCGTTGGCAAGTGGCTCACAATCTGGCATTCAAAATACTGCTGTTGGTAGCGGAGCTTTTGCGTTAAACACTTCAGGCAACTATGGAGTTGCTGTTGGCTTTGATGCTTTGGCGGCGAACACAACAGGTGCAAATAATACAGCGATTGGTCGAAGGGCATTGGTTGGAAATACAACAGGCTCCGATAATCAGGCGGTTGGTTTCAACGCATTATTTACCAATACAACGGGGTCAAACAATACGGCAATGGGGTCAAATGCGCTCCAAGCCAACACCACCGCCTCTGACAACACCGCTGTGGGGTATCAGGCGGCATATGGTAACACTGCTGCTATTGGGTTAACCGCCGTTGGCTCCCAAGCATTAGCCGGTAGTAATACAGGAAGCTACAACATTGCTGTTGGTGGACGTGTTTTATATGCAAATACCACCGGTACAGAAAACTGTGGCTTTGGTTATTGGGCATTGTTAAATAACACAACAGGACTCAACAATTGTGCTTTTGGTGAAGAAGCGTTGAGGTTCAATACCACGGGGAACTATAACACAGCATATGGGGCTTATGCGCTGTACACCAACACCACCGCTGGTTACAGCACAGCCGTTGGTTATCAAGCGCTTTATAGTTCCAACAGAACTGCTGATATTTTTGCAATCAATACTGCTCTTGGTTTTCAAGCTGGTTATGCTGTTACCACGGGCTACAACAACACACTGATTGGCGAAAGCGCAGGAAGAAACATTACGACTGGAAACAGGCACACTGTTATAGGTCGCTACAACGGCAACCAAAATAGCCTCGATATTCGCACAGCAAACAACCACATCGTGCTGTCAGATGGGGATGGCGTTCCGCGATTCTACATAAACCAAAACGGAGCGCTTTTTGCACCGGCTGTAGGTACTGGCGCAGGAACTAACGCTCTGCGATACAGCACAAGCAGCTTCCAAATTACCTACGATACATCGTCTGCACGATATAAGGACAACATCCGTGACAGCGGTTATGGGTTAAGTCATGTTATGCAGATGCGCTCTACCATGTTTGAATACAAAGACAGTGGGCGCACAGATGTCGGTCTGATTGCCGAAGAGCTAGACCTAATTATTCCAGAGCTTGTTACCAAGAATGCTGAAGGTCAGCCTGATGCTGTGTCGTATGACCGCATGGTGTCTGTGCTTGTTAAAGCCATCCAAGAATTGAAAACAGAATTTGACGCATACAAGGAGGCGCATCCATGATCGACCTAACCCCAGAACAAATCGCGCAGCACTACTCAGCAGCGATGGACAGCGTAAATCTGATCAACGCTGGTACGCCGGAGAACATGAGCGACGAAGAGTGGGCAGATTGCTTGGCAAGGAATCGCGAGCATCTACGCATCATGCTTGCAAAGGACTTTTGGACTAACGAAGATTTAACACCGCTGCAACAGGCGGCAGGAGAGTAACGTGAGTACAGGGCTGAAGGCAAATCCAGACGGCAGCGCAGCTATTCAGGTAGGCGGCACAGACGTTATTACGCTGACATCAGGTGGTGCTGCGACGTTTGTGACTAGCCCTACGACGGTACAAGCAGGAACAGCAGCGGCTCCTAGTATTACGTTCTCAGGTGATACGAATACGGGTATTTACTCTCCGGGTGCGGATCAGGTTGCTATTGCGACGGGGGGTAGTCAGAGAGCCGTTGTGGATGCGAGTGGGAATTTGCAAGTAGCGGGAGGTTCTACCAATACGACATTTACAAATGGTGGTCAATTTGCGTTAAAGCGAAGCAATAGCTCGCCATTTATGTCATGGCACGCAGATGATGGTACTCGTATTGGGTATCTTCAAATGCAATCCGCTGGCGATTGTGGTTTGGTAGTTAATGCTAATCAACCACTACTTTTCGGAACCAACAACACCGAACGCGCCCGTATCACCTCCGGCGGTGAGTTTCTGGTTGGAAAAACTTCAACCGGCGTGACAACTGTTGGTGGAGAAATAACTGCGGCGGGTCGAATTTACTCAACACTTTCAACTAACAATGGAACAGATACGTTCACTTTGTATTCCACAGGTGCTGGAGCATATCGTTTTTATGTGCTTGACACAGGCAGAATATACGCGACAAACACAACAATTACAGCAATTTCTGACCAACGACTGAAAGAAAATATCCAAGACCTTGACGTTGGCCTTGACAAGATCATGGCACTTAAACCGCGCAAGTTCGATTGGAAAGAAGGTAAGGGAAAAGATATTAAGGGTGATCGTGGCTGGATCGCTCAGGAATTTGAGCAAGTGTTTCCTGACATGGTTGACACATGGAAGGACGAGCCACCAGAAGGGGAAGAACCATACAAGGCTGTCAATGCTGACTTAATCCCTGTACTGGTAAAGGCTTTGCAAGAACTCAAAGCAGAGCTAGACGCAACTAAAGCAGAAGTAGCCTTGTTAAAAGGAGCAGCATAATGCCTATTGTCATCTCAGGGACTAACGGGATTAGCGGAGTAGACGGAACCGCATCGAATCCATCTTACGAGGGTACGGATGCCAATACGGGTGTGTTCTTCCCTGCTGCGGATACGGTGGCTATTGCTACGGGTGGTACGGAAGCGTTGCGGGTGAATAGTTCGCAAACATTAACTTTTGTTAGGTCTACTTTAGCGTCTTATCAATGGACTGCATGGAATCCCTCCGACATAATTGGAACGACAACTACTGCCCCATCTACAGGAACGACTGACGATAGCAACTACGTCACAATGTCGAATTCATCCGGCACATTGACGGTTA